CCAGTTCCAGAGCTGGCATGGGGATCGAATTTATTGCTCGCGCTGTGCCGTTGCCGGGATCGATCCGCGAGGTTCCCATCAATGTGAAAGAGCGGTGAGGCTTGAGGGCCTCCCGAGGGGCTGTGTAGCGCCTCGATGGAATGGAAGATAAGCCAATGCCTAATTATTGTAAATAGGTAATGCCTAACTTTTTTCATATGCGCCTAATCAGCTATCCGGGCTTGCATCGTTCGATGGCTCGGGTAAGCTCTGCCTAATACTGGATGGATGTACAGTTAACGGAGGAAGGTATGGCCAAGCAGAAGAAGTCGACCCCGCAAGCGCGTCAAGAGATGACCGCCCTTGAGCGGCTGGGCTTGCGGGTCTCGTCGATGATCAATCACCCGATCGCGCAGTCGCAGCGCTGGGTGACAATCCATCGCCTGGACACGGATGGAGACATGGAGTGGGAGGAGGTGATGGGGCTGCTGGCTGAAACGCCGGAGCTGGACCTGACGTTCAACGACGACGAGAGCGTGACGGTTCGGTGGGAACCGCAGAGCGCCGAGGATCGCGACGACCTGGTCGTGGAGAAGGACTGGGAGGAGAGGCTGGAGCAGGAGGCGCCTTTCTAATTGTCTCTCCTTAGAAATCGCGATACTGGTTTGATGTACAGCTTTCTCACCTTGACAAAAAATATTTTTGACAAAACGGAGCGAAACCACTGTCCAGACGATACGGTTGAGGATATAAGACGTGCGTGTGAGCGCGTGAGAGATTGCTTGCACTGTAACGAAGCATGTCCGTGAAGCCGCAGGAAACTAGGCCAAGATCGGCCTAAGCTACAGACTTAAGGAGAAGGCTCACATGCTGGAGATAGCTATGGCACACACTAAACCAGGGGCAATTCGTCCAAACGCGAAAAATGGAAACGTGAGCGCTGTGGTCAGCAGAAGAAGCTATTCTGCCCACACGAAGCAGGTTAACAACGCGTTCTTGATTATATTTGCGCAATACGAACGTGCCTTTGAAGAATTGGCGAAAGTTTGATATGGCTGGATCTGCAAATGTAGTTCAATGGCTAAGTGAATCAGACATAGCGTCACTCAATCATAATTTGATTGATGCCCAAACTCCGATGGAGCCAGTGGGAGTCTTGAATCTTTCAGGGCTCTCATCTGCTCAGTACCGAGCTATCCAGTATCAAAATTACGCTGGTGTTAGCGATCTTTTTGTGCTGGGTGCCGTTTTTTCCGAAGCGCTAGTCCAAAATCATCCTTTTTTTAATGCCAATAAGAGAACTGCGGCTGCGGCCGTAATGGTATTTTTATTAATTAATGGAATGATGCTTAAGGCTCCGTGGGAGCAAGTAGTTGAGATGTTTGAGGGCCTTGCCAAACATACTTTTGATATTGATGACTTTTCCTGCTGGCTCAAGCACTGGAGTGTAAAGTTTGACGTTTCTCAGCTCGATGAGCTGGCAGCCGACGCTTATTACAATAACGAAACACTCAAATCTAAATTTTCAAAGCTCTAAAAGCTTTTCCGAGGGAAAGATGGACAGGGAGTTGGTAGAAAGTATCCACCTGTATTTGGTTGATCACTTTGCGGATTCGGATGACCCTTTGGAGCCCTCGGGAGTTAAGGACCACAACCTTCTTGAATCAGCATGCGCCCGACCTTTTCAAACGGTTCATGGCAAAGATGCCTATGAAACAGAATACGAGAAAGGAGCCGCAATTTTTCATGGGATTATCGCAAATCATTGTTTTCATAACGGTAATAAGCGAACCGCTCTCCTGAGTGCGCTATATTATCTGGGTGAAAACAATATTTGGGTTGATCGTTGTAATGATGACGATATGTTCGAGTTTACTCGGCAGATTGCAGCCCATGAGATCGCAGAGAAGCGTGAAGATGAAATTTCAGTAATAGTTGACTGGCTTCTTCGAAATTCTCGAAAAATCATGAAGTCAGACAAGTATCTTTCTTTCAATGATTTGCGAGAAAAGCTTGGCAGGTTTGACTTTGAACTTTCGGAGCGAAACGCGTTAGTTGATGTCCTCAAGGACGGGGAAATTGTCACAAGGATATTAAAGAAGGGCAAGCACGGAAAAGAGGAATACGATCCGGTCTATGTTGCAGATCTCCGGAAGCGTCTTCAGTTGACCGTCGATTATGGTGTTGACTCTGGCCGATTCTATGGGCAGAAGGGTGTTTCCGAAGAATTGAATGAGTTTATGCGTATCCGCGGCGCGGTTTTTCGTAGACTGGCAACTGCCTGAGTCTATCCTTGGATTTCCGGCGTTACACAGAGTGGGCTCTCCCTTGACCCACTCTACGCAGCCCATCTATCACACTAAGTGAGCATTCCACACCAGCAGCACTCGGGCCTGAATGTAGGTCACGTCCCGTCGGATCAGGCGATCCTTGTGCCGTGGGTTGTCCGAAATCATCTCGTAGTGCTCCTCATCAGCCACCTGCAGGCGCTTGATGTAGAGCAGGTCATCCCAGACGAAGAGGTACACCCCATCGCCCACGAAGTCGCGGACGTTGATATTCACGATCAGCGGGTCCCGGTGCTTGATGGTTGGCTCCATCGACTGGCCCCAGCCGGTGACCACCTTCAGGTGGTAGTGCTCTTCGAACTCGACCCCCAGCTCGCGTAGATGGCTCGGACTGACGCGAATGTCTTTGAGCATCTCCGGGTAATCGTGTGGAATCTGGCCTCCGCCCATGGCTGCGCGGATGTCGTAATGAGCGATCCTAACCTCATCACCGACTAGGCCAGGCCGAGAGAAGTCTGCGGTAATCACATTTCCCTCATCAGTCGCTTCGGCGGCTGCAATCAACTGCGCGCGCGCTGTATCCGACAAGTTCTTGCCTTGCTTGGCGAGCATGGCGCGAACCATTTCGGCAGCTGAGGCAGGCGCCGGCTCGGCGACAGGCTCCGAAGTGACCTCCGGGAGGCTCTCGTAAGAGAAGCCAGGCCGAAGGCCCCAGTGCTCGGGGCCCACAACGTCAGAAAAGTAAACGATCACATCCATCAGCTTGGACTTGTCAATCCGGCCGTTTTTCACCCAGCCCTGCACCGACGGAGGCTTCACCTGGAAGTCGTCTGCGAGCTGTTTCTTCGATACGCCCTTGGCGATCCGCGCGGCGTCAATGGCTGCGCCTAATTCTGGTCCGGTAAGCATTGCCTAATTAGGCCTATCGCTAGAGCGGTTAGGCAATGGCTTGTGTGAAATAAGGTAATGCCTTATATTCATCGGTAAATCTCCAGGAGAGAACTCATGAAATCAGCAGAAGCAGCCAAAGAAGCATCCCGCGTGCTGGGCAGCCAGGCGGAATTGGCGCGCCGGCTGAGCGTTGCGGCACCAACCGTCAACCAATGGTGTTCAGGAGAGCGCACGGTCCCAGCCAAGCGCGCACTACAGATTGAGGCGCTTACGAATGGCGCCGTGAATCGTGCCGACCTGTGTCCTTCGTTCCCGTGGAACCAGATCGACAGCAATCCGACCCACGCGCTTTCCGCCGCTTAACCACTTTCAACCACAAAGGAACCCACCGTGTCGTACTTCGACCCCGACCACCTGCACAACAAGCCCACCAAGGTTCGCTTGGATGAGGCTGCCGACGACTTGCTTTCGGCGATGGCTCGTTTCAAGCGCACGCAAAAGGCTGTGCTCGCCAGGGAAATTTTGGAGCGCGGTCTCGACCAGATGATGCAAGAGCTTAACGCGAACACTGACGCGGCCTGAAGTGGCCGAGGAGGCCCTGTGCCAGAAAGCAAAGAGCTGGGAATCCAGCTCGACGGGAAGGGCAATTCAGATCTGGAGTTTCTTGCCAGGCAGAAAGGCTTAACCCCTGAGCAACTGGCGGCACGAATCATCAATGAGGCTCTCGACCGGATGACGAGAACAGAGCCTGGCCGAAGTAACGTTCGGTCGTTTCGCAAGGGCTTATAAGCCCCTGAGGGACTCATGAGGAACTGCCGTTGAAAGAACTATCACCAAAAACGCAGACGCAAAAAAGCCGGTGGCTAGACCGGCTTCTTGTACTGCATTCGTAACGCTTGTGTGAGGTCATCATATATGCACCAGACCATCCAAAGCAATACCGTGGCTCTCGCGCCACAAAATCCGAACCACGATTCCGTGGCGCGCACGATGTCATCACGCGAGATCGCGAATCTTACCGGCAAGCGTCACAACAACGTGAAGCGTGATATCGCCGCCATGCTCGCTGACCTGGAAGAAGATGCGCTCAGTTTTGAGCACATCTACCTGGACGGGCAGAACCGCGAGCAGGTTCAGTACTTGCTCGATCGCGAGCACACGGATTGCCTGCTGACCGGGTACAGCCCGGCCTTGCGCATGAAGGTTATCCGCCGCTGGCGGGAGCTGGAGGGCCAATCCGAGCCCCGCCAGGCAGTCATGGCCAATGGCACCAAGGTGATCGGCGAGATCGCCATCATGGAGTGCTTCACGCGCCTGCTGAAGCCTGCCGCGTCTTGCCAGATGCAAATGCTGACCAAGATTGCCGAGAACAACGGGCTCGACCCGAAATTCCTGCCCGGCTATGCCGTGGATGCACCGCCAGATGCAACAGGGGGCAGCTCGCTTCCAACCAAAGCACTGACCGCGCTGCTCAAGGACAACGGCGTCCGCATGTCACCGGCATCGTTCAACAAGGCGTTGCAGCAGGCCGGCGTGCTCAAGGTCATGCAGCGCAAAAACTCTAAGCAGGAGACGGTCACGTTCTGGGCCATCACCGACAAGGGGCTGCGCTATGGCAAAAACCTCACCAGCCCACAGTGCCCGCGCGAAACGCAGCCTCACTGGTATGTGGAGCGATTCCCTGAACTGGTTGAGCTGGCAGGGAAGGGCCGCCCATGAAACTCGTGACGATCGTTGTTGAAGGCCCTGTAGATCCTATTCACCTGGGCATGCAGCTGGCTGGCGGACGCATCACCGCTGCCGGGATCGGTGACTATTCGCTGTATTGCGAGCTCATGGAGGCCGCCAAGGATCTCGTGTTGCTGATCGAGGACGGAGCGCTCCCACGGGAAGCGGTTCTCGAGGCTGCGGCTCAGACAGCACGCGACCTTATCACCAAGCTCGACGATGCCGGGGAAGGTCTCCAGTCCGAGCACGACGCATTGCGCATTGACGCCAAGCGGTATCGCTACATGCGCGACTTCCCTTACAACAACTGCGCCCGGGCGGTAGGGATCACTGATGGTCGCCATTTCTGGCTTCAGTACGCCGCTGCTGACCAAGCCGTTGATAAGGCGATGGCTGACGACGCTGAGCTTCTTGCGTGCATGGCGCAGGAGCATGGCCAATGACCGACATTCCACGTCAATTCAAGGGCGTCTGGATCCCTGCCGAGGTCTGGCTCGATCACTCTCTGTCGATTACCGAGAAGGTGATGATGGTGGAGATCGGCAGCCTGCAAGACCCCGTGCGCGGCTGCTACGCCAGTAACAGCCACTTCGCCAGGTTCTTCGGCCTGTCGAGCTCCCGCGTGTCCGAGATCATCAGCGCTCTCTCGGCCAAGGGCCTTTTGCGGGTCGAACTGATCCGCGATGGTCGCCAGGTTGTAGAGCGCCGAGTGCGCCTTTCGAACCTATTCGGAAAGTCGAATACCTATTCGGAAAACACGGCGACCCTATTCGGAAAAGGCGGTGACCCCTATTCGGAAAAGGCGGAGGAGAGTAATACAAAGAGCAACAGTACAACTGAGGGTGAGCGCGCGGCCGCCAAGGCGTCCTCGACCGCTTCGCGCAAGGCTTCGAAGTTCGACCCTCTGACTGCCTGCCCGACCAACGTTACCCCCTCCGTATGGGCCGACTGGTGCCAGCACCGCCGCGAGATCGGCAAGCGCCTGACCAAGACCACCTGTGACCGCCAAACCAAGACCCTGGCCGGCCACCACGCACCTGACGCAGTGATCAACCAGTCGATCAGCAACGGCTGGACCGGCCTGTTCCCGGAGAAGGTTCTGCCGGGTGCACAGCAGGGCCATTTGCGCCGCACCGGCCCCGACTTCAACGACACCAGCTGGCGTCACGACACGAGCGATGACCTATGAAAAACGTCACTCAACTGGTGCCTGCTGCTGCGCGGGCGCTGAAGACCTCGCAGCCTATCCCGGTCGCCGCCCAGCCGCTGGGCGTGGTGGACGACCAGACCGCTGAGGTAATCGAGAAGATCTTCCTCCAACTGCAGGGAATCTTCCCGGCCTACAAGCAGGCTTGGCCAGACGACAAGGCGCTGAAAGCTGCGCGCCGGAACTGGACCATGGCGCTGATCGACGCCGGTATCAACAGCATCGACCAGGTGCGGTACGCCATCCTGCAGTGCCGCCGCAGTGGATCGCCGTTCGCTCCGAGCGTTGGCCAGTTCATCGCATGGTGCAAGCCGTCGCCCGAGCAGCTGGGTCTGCCAGCGGCCGAGGACGCCTGGATGGAGGCGCTGATGGCCAAGTACAGCCACGAAGCCGTGCGACTGGCCGCCATCGAGACCGGCGTGTTCGATCTGCGCGCCGCCCGCCAGGACGACAAGAGCCTGCGCAGCCGCTTCGACCGGGCCTACGAGATCATCGTGCGCCGCGCTCAGGACGGCCAGCCACTCGACGGCAAGATCGCAGCCGGCATCGGCCACGACAGCCAGAAGAGTCAACTGGAGCTGGCCGACGAGTACGCCAGCCAGCGCCAAGCCCGGCTGCTCGAAGTCCAGCAAATTCCCAGTGGTGCTGCCGCGTGCCGTGCACACCTGCTGGCCAAGTTGAACATCAAGCGCGCCGGGCAGCCGGCTGGGGAGGGGATGTGACTCCAGCCAAGAAAGAAATCCTCATGCAGGGCCAAACCGGCGTGGCCAGGAAGGTTTACGAGTGCGTGCCCATGAACGAGCCGTGGACTTCGGTCCAGGTCATGACAGCCATGCGGAACTTGACCGGCAGCACCCCGGACAACCGGATCGTTTCGGGCTGCTTGGTCAGCCTGGTTGATTCCGGGCTCATCAAGAAATCGGGTCGCGACCACTTCCAGCGCACCCCTGTAGACGCCAAGCAGAAGACTCCGGAGCCAGTCATGGCCAAGCAGCAGCCGAAACTCGAACTAGTTGCCGACCAGAAAGCCCAGGGCACCCCGCTGGAAATGCTGAGCGAGCTGGCCGGTGAAATCGCCACCATGGCCAGCAACCTGAAGCGCCTGGCCGGCCGGGTCGAGGATGTTGCGTTGGCCGTGGAGCAGGAGCGCGAATCTAGCGCCAAGTCGATGGAGAAATACCGCCAGCTCAAGACGCTGCTGCAGAGCCTGCAAGGCGAGGAGGCGTGATGGACACCAACAAGGTGCGCGAGCAGTTCGAGGCTGCCTACACGGCCTACTGCGAAAAAATGGGGATCATGTCCTACACCGCATTCCATAGGGCTCGCGAAGTTTACGTAAGTTCTGCGACCGAACTTGCTTGGCAGATGTGGCAGGCCTCCCGCGAGGCCGCGGTGGTGGAGCTGCCGAAGTTCGAAGACTATCCGGCCAGCATGGAGCGCGACATGCTCGAATCGCTCCGTGCCGCCATCGAGGCCCAAGGCCTGAGGGTGGCGCCATGACCCTCCCATCTTTCCCACTCCGCACCGAGCAAGACCGGGCCCGAGCCATCCAGATGCTGAACCGGGTCGACCTGACCAAGGGCATCACCTGGTCCATGCGCGAGGAAGTCCGCAGCGACGCTCAGAACCGACGCATGTGGGCCATGTTGCGAGACATCGCCCGCCAGGTTGAGTGGTACGGCCAGAAGCTGAGCGACGAGGACTGGAAGCACGTATTCAGCGCCTCGGTACAGCAGCAGCGCGCCGTGCCCGGCCTGGATGGCGGGTTCGTCGTTCTGGGCATCTCCACCCGCCGTCAGTCAAAGAAGTGGTTCAACGACATGTTCGAAGTCATGGAGGCGTTCGCGGCAGAGCGGGGCGTCAGGTTCACCACTGCCGATCACTGGGGGGTTGCGGCATGAGAGTCGTGAGCAAGAAGGTCCGCGACAGCGCCCGTGGTCAGGACTGTGCCGTTCGGATTCCGGGCACATGCAACTTCAACCCCGAAACCACCGTGCTGGCGCACCTGCCATGCGGCCAGAAGGGCATGGGCATGAAGGGCTTCGACACCGTGGCGGTCTACGCCTGTTCAAGCTGCCACGATGTTCTGGACGGGCGCGGCCGGGGCGAGGTGGATTGGTCGGATATGCCCAGGGCCATTGCGGAGACACATGAGGCCCTGATCCGCGCTGGACTGATGACAGTCAAGGGGGCGGCATGACGATCCTGCACCTGCCATACCCGCCGAGCGTGAATACCTACTGGCGCCACCCTACCACCGGCAAGCTGGCCGGGAGACACCTGATCAGTGAAAAGGGCCGTAAATATCGAGCGGACGTGTGTTGGTCAATGCCGTATGCCATCCAGAAGCTCTCTGGGCGCCTGCGCGTGACGATCGAGTGCTTTCCCCCTGATAAGCGCAGGCGTGACCTCGACAACATCACCAAGGGCCTCCTAGACGCCCTGTCGCACGCCGGGGTTTGGCATGACGACGAACAAATCGACGACTTGCGCATCGTGCGCCGTGAAGTAACCAAGGGCGGCGCTGTGCGCGTCCGCATCGAGCCGATGGAGGCAGCAGCATGACCTGGACTATTAGCGACACGGCCTGGGCATTGCTGCTGGCCATTTGCGTCACCTCGACGTGGTGTGCACTGCACGCCCGATCTATCCAAGTTCGCCTCAAGAAGGAGCAGGGCCGATGAAATACCAAAGCGTGTTGGCAGCAATTGTTCGCGCCCTGGCGGCAGAGACCATGAGCGGAGTAGGGGGCGGCGACTTCGAGCCGAAGGTTCAGGCATCCAAGCTCAAAGGCGAGATCACTGGCAAGGATGCAGCCATGTTGCTGGACTGCTGGGTGCACGCCCGCCTGCACAGCAAGCTGATCCCTCGGCACTGGAATGCGCTGACGGCCAGGTTCTCCACCCATAAAGCCAAGAAGGTTGAGGCGATCGGCAAACTGGTCCCGCTGATCGCCACTCAGGCGCCTAACCTGTTCCGGTACAAGGCGGTCACCGCCTGGGCCATCCCGCCGGTGAAGGGCGTACAAGCACAGTCCGGACATGAGGTAGCCAGCCGTGCTGCCCGAGAGCGCGCAGAGTTCGCTTCGCTGCACGCTGGCGTGGTCCAGCACCTTGCGGGTGGCGAGATGCCCGAGGACGCCGGCCAGGCACGCCGCGAGCAGTACGTGAAGCGCTCAACTGACATGATCGTGCTGCCGGCCGAGTTCTACGACATCAACACATGGGACAACCAGGGCCTGAACCGGACCACTTACTGGCGATGGAAGAAGGCCATCGAGAAGGTGTTGGATGAGATGGTTGTCGAGGCGCTGGCGGCATCTGCCAAGATTTTGGAGGACGAAGGCATTTTGATGGCAGAAGCAGCTTGACAACCGCGCAACCGTGCAACATTATTCCTCCATCCTGTCATTCCTGCGTGTGTTGAGGATTGACGAACAGAACCCGGCCATCGCGCCGGGTTTTTTATTGCCCCGAGAGGCCCTCAAGAGTCCCGACCATTACCGATTTTGCTGAACTCCATTTTTTTCAGGACACATGGAACGAATTGATGGCATTCTGATTCTGATAGCTTGCTAAGAAAAACCCATCAGGATTCCGTGATCATGAAAAAAATCATCGCTGCTGCGGTGTTGTCCCTTTTGGCCACCGGTACACAGGCTGCTGACCTGTCTGGCGCAATCGGTGCGACTAGTCAGGGCGGTTTGACCGCTCGCGCAGCTGTAGGCTTTGACTGGGACAAGAGCTGGTTTGAAACTAGCACCGGTCGGTTAACCGGCTACTGGGATGCTGGCTACACCTATTGGGAAGCAGGAGATGCTTCTGGCGGGGCCCACTCGTTGTCCTTTGCACCTGTATTCGTTTATGAATTTGGTAGCGGTGAAGTGAAGCCGTTCATCGAAGCGGGCATTGGGCTCGCAGTGTTCTCCGGTACGTCCGCAGGGGATCAGGATTTCGGCTCGGCTTTCAACTTCGAAGACCGCATTGGCGCAGGCCTGAAGATTGGCGAAACGCAAAAGGTCGGTATCCGGGCAATTCACTACTCCAACGCTGGCATCAAACAACCGAACGACGGCATTGAATCGTACTCGCTTTTCTATAGCCACCGGATTTGATTGGTCGATCTCGTTTCGTCCGCCATGCGCGGACGTTACGGGTTTAAGGCATAGAGTGTTATGCGCACATCGGAAATGCCCAAATCTGCAACCGCCATGGCCAGTTCTTCCTGAGCGACAGGGAGCGGCACGCGCATTGCCGTCACGGGATCTCTATGAGCATGCAGCCGCAGAAGTACAGCAAGAGCGTCACTCTGGCGCAATGACGTCGGCGAATCGCAAACCCAAAATCGGGCACGTCCTTTAAGGTTGTAGTCGATTTTATATTTCATGCGATGCCCGATTTTTTCCAATGAACATCGGTAATGCCATAGCGCTCAGCCAACGGCCGCGAGATTTTTTTTAAGTCCGCCGCCCTGAACTTTGGGATTACGCTCACGCCTCCATCACAGGCGGCCCAATGCCAGGCTTCCGCGTTATCCATTTTTTCTGAACGGATGATAAAGCTGCGCGCTTCACCATGAAGCCGATATTCAATGAGGAATAGCGATTGGTTGAGCATTTCCCAGATCCGGTTAGAGGCCAGCCCGGCCATCGATTCTTTTAGCGCTTAGGTGAAGGTAAGGCAAGGGCAATCGCCCGATGCTGACTATCTATGCGCTCTACGTCATAGTTTGGAGAAAAAATGGACCCAACCGACCTCGGCCCAGGCATAGCTTGGCTGAGCGGTGCGGCAACTCAACGTCGCCGACGGCTACCTGTCTGGCCTTCACTTCATTCGCATTGAGAGGTTGAGCATGGAGTTTTTTCACCGCCTGCTCGACAAACTCGACTGGGCAATAGCGGGCTTATTGGGGGCCTTGGTTGCCACCCGCTGGCACAAAGACGACCTCACAGACCGCAAGGCCTGGATTCTTTTCCTGCTCACTGGTATGGCTTGTGCCCACTACCTTACGGGGATGGTCAGCGCGTACTTTGGCATCGTCGAACCGCGCAGTGTTGCGGGTGTAGGGTTCCTGCTGGGCACCTTCGGCGGCTCGCTCATTGCCGCCGTCACCCGTGCCATCAAGGCCGCTGATCTCTGGTCTGTCATCAGGTCCAAGTTCGGAGGGCCAAACGGATGATTCTCGAATACGTCAATGCCCTGGCTGCCGGCGTGATCGCCCTATGGGCATCCTGGGCAGTTCTGAGCGGGAAAGTGCGAGATGGGGTCATCGGCAAGATCCTCTACTCGATCATCGCCCTGAGCGGCTACGCCATCCTGGCCCGGTCGGACCGCATGTTCTTCACCCCCAACACTGCCGGCGTGACGATGCACGTCGCTCTGGCCCTGGCCGGATTGCGGCACATGTTCGTCATTACCTACTGGCCGCGCGTGAAGCGCTGGATCTGCCGACGCCTTGATTGTGACCTGTGTAAGCGGTCGAGCTGATCCGCGCCACGAAATCGATATGCGCCGTGTTGTGGCGCGGAGACATCTAGTCCTTCATCGGTCTGGCCTGTTTTTGCATCACCGGGTAATTCAGCCACCCATCATGGTCGAATGGTTGCTTGAAGTTGCGGGTTACCTCAAACAGATTCTCGCTGTCCCTCCCATTAGGAAAGGTAACAGTCACGGCGTAAGTCGATTGCCAGCCTGGGAACGATTCCAGTTTGAAACTGATGATGCCGGCCCTTTTGATCATCGACAGGCTGCCATCAGAGCCAGCAGTTATCGATTGGTCGCCGGGCTGAAATTCAAAATCAACGTCTTCAAACGACAAGTCATCAGCTTGAGACGAGAAGAACGTCACATGTCCTGTGCCTTTCATAAAATCCACCTATTCATGAGGAGCTTCACTCATAGCTCCCAAATCATGAACATTCAACAAAAAGAGGCGCGATAGTCTCAAGGAATTCCCTATGGCGCTGACAGCAAAACAGCAGCGTTTCGTGGAGGAGTACCTGAAAGATCTGAATGCCACGCAGGCCGCGATTCGCACGGGCTACAGCAAAAAGACTGCTCGCCAGATGGGTACGGAGAACCTGTCAAAACCTGTCATTCAGGAAGCCATAGCCAAAGGCATGGAGGACAGAGCGTCGAAGTCCGGTATTACGCCTGAGCGGGTGCTTCTTGAGCTGGGAAGGCTGGCCTTCCTGGATATCCGCAAAGCATTCCGTGCTGACGGCTCGCTACGACCGCTGCATGAACTTGATGACGATACAGCCGCTGCCATCGCTGGCATGGAGGTTGTCGAGATTGGTGCTAGTGACGATGTGATAGGCGTCACCAAGAAGATCAAGCTGAGCGACAAAAAAGGCGCCCTTGATCTACTGATGCGCCATCTGGGCATGTTCGCTGCGCCTGGCCATCCTGAGCTTGATGCTGAGCTCAAGCGCCTTGAGATCGAAAAGCGCAAAGCCGAACTGAAAGCCCTGCAGGCCGGGTCGCAGTCGTCCAATGCCCAGCTGCTGGCTGATCTGATCGCGAGGTTGCCAGGATGAACACAGGCAACCTGATGCTCGATCGCCAGCTTGCCCGCTGGTACAAGCTCAAGGATCACCCGGTGCAGCTGGCTTTGATGGATGCAGTACCGTCGGGTATCCGCTTCCCTTTGGTACCAGCCGGGCGCCGTAGCGGCAAGACGGAGCGGTTCAAGCGATTCCTGGTGAAGCAGGCCACGGCTTACAGCGGCCCGTACTTCGCCGCTGCGCCCACTCATGCCCAGGCCAAGAAGATCTTCTGGGATGACCTCAAGGCGTTCACGCTGTCGAGCATGCACAGCCGCCGTCCTTCCGAGTCGGACCTGATCATCTACCTGGAGAACGGCAGCGAAATCCACGTCATCGGCCTGGACAAGCCACAGCGCATCGAGGGTATCCCCTGGACGGGTGGAGGCATCGACGAGTTCGCTGACGTGAAGCCCGACGCATGGGAGGCCAACATCCTGCCCGCGCTCAACACGGTCAACCCGACCATGCCTGACTACCGGGCCTGGTGCTGGTTGTTGGGCGTACCGGACGGTCTGAACCACTACTACGACCTCTGCCAGCAGGCCGAGACCGGGCAAGACCCGAACTTCCGCGTCTTCCACTGGAAGTCAGCCGAGATCCTGCCGCCCGACGTCATGGACGCCATGAAGCGCGCCATGTCGCCCAAGCAGTTCAAGCAGGAGTTCGAAGCCAGCTTCGAGACTGCCTCGGGCCGGATCTACGAGGACTACGGCAAGCACAACCAGACGTCCGCCACCATCGAGCCGCATGAGCAGCTGATGTGGATGCACGACCAGAACTTCACGCCTTTGTCGTCCGCTATCGGCGTAAGGCGCAACAACGGCGCGGACCTGTACCTGTTGGACGAGATCGTCCTGACCAGCGCCATCTCGCGCCAGGCTGCCGTCGAGTTCGTCGAGCGCTACAAGGACCACAAGAACAAGCACGTGCTGATCTACGGCGACCCGGCGGGCAAGGCAGGCGAGAAGCATGGCCACGCCTCGGACTACACCGACATCGAGGCCGTGCTGAAGGCTGCTGGCTGGCGCTACACGCGCAAGGTCAAGCCTGCCCACCCGGCCATCAAGGACCGACAGAACGCGGTGCGGGCCAAGATCCTGACCGCCTCGGGCGACAGCAGCCTGTTCGTCAACCCTGTTACCGCACCCTGGTGCCACAAGGGCCTGGCCACCGTCCAGCTCCAAGAAGGTTCAACGTTCCAAGAGGACCAGAAGAACCAGTACCAGCACATCACAACCGCGATCGGCTACTGCGTCGACGTTGAATGGCCGTGCATCAAACACACAGGCGGGGTCCGCCGCATCGGAGGTTTGGCGTAATGCCTGTTCAATCCACCAACCCAGAGTACGACGCTCACATCGAAGAGTGGCGGATGATGGACGATGCTCTGGAAGGCGAGTGCGCCATCAAGGGCAGTCCACGCAACCTGCCCAAGCCCAGCGGCATGGTCGAGGCTGAAAAGCTGGATGGCCAGGGCAATGCCTATCTCTATCAAAATTACACGGCGCGGGCACAGTACGAACACTGGGTGCGCGATTCGCTGCGCTCGATGATGGGTCTGGTCTCCCTGCTCATTCCTGAGGTGAAGCTGCCCAGCGGACTCAAGGGCGTGGAAGAGAACGCCACCGCTGACGGGTTCGGCCTGACTCAACTCTTCCTGCGCATCGTTCGGCAGACCATCTCCCACGGGCGTGTGCCGCTTGTGGTCAACGTGGACGACCAGGGCCAGCCTTACTTTGCAACCTACGCTGCTCGGAACGGCATTAACTGGGATACCGCCGATCAAGGCGGGCGCCAGGATCTGGTGCTGGCCGTATTCCGCGAGTTCCGCAAGAAGGCGGAGGACCGCTACAGCCATGAGTGCCAGACGGTTTACCGTGAGTTCTTCATGCAGGGTCAAGTCTGCTACACGGCTGTGCGCAACGAAGCAGGCGAGCTCATCGATGATGAGCGCCCCCTTGGCACTGTTGGTGCCGGCAACCAATTGGTGCGCGGCCTCGAGTACATCCCGGTCATCTACTGCGGATCGACCGACAATTCACCGGACGTGGACGAGATCCCGCTGCTGACGATGGCCAGGGCCGCGCTGAAGTCCTACCAGCTCAGCGCCGACTACTTCACCGCGCTGCACCAGACCAGCCACCCGCAGCCGTGGGTGTCGGGCCTGGACGAGAGCGTCGAGCTGAGCGTGACCGGGCCGTCTGCAGCCTGGGATCTCGGACCCAAGGGTCAGTGCGGCTATCTGGAGTTCCAAGGGGCAGGTGTTGAGGCTGTCCGAACGGCCATGTCTGACCAGAAGAGCGCAGCCCTAGAGGCTGGCGCCAAGGTCATGGACGTGTCCGGTACCGAGTCGGGAGAGGCACGCAAGACGCGCCAGAACGACCAGCATGCCACGCTGCACAGCATCGTCATCACCGCAGCGGCAGCCATTGAGCAGGCCTTGCGGTACGCCGCCGAGTGGACTGGCTACAACCCGGACGACGTGGTCTTCACGGTCAAGCCGGAGTTCGTCATACCTGAGGTCAACGCCCAGGTGCTGGCTGAGCTGCAGAAGAGCGTCATGGCCGGCACGATCAGCGCCGAGACCTACTGGCAGTACCTCACCACCGGCAAGCTGCCCGAGCGGGCCTACGACGAAGAGGCCGGGCTGATCAGCGACGAGCGTGAGTCGGCCGGCATCAATCTGGACAAAGACGATGGCGACGAAACCGACGCAAACGGCGGACGAGATGCTGCTGGAGCAGGTCAGTCGGCACGCGGTGCTGCTGGAGCGGCTTAAAGCGGGTGAGGCCAAGAAGTTCGAGACGGTCCTGCGCCAGGTGGATACCCAAGTGCGGGACCAGCTGACCCGTAAGGAGCTCACGACCTACAGCCGAACCCGGCTTGAGGAGTTCCTGGGTCGAGTTGGCGGCAAGCTGCTGGGCATCTACCAAGCGTTTGGCGATCGCATGCAGGCAGACTTGGTGGACATCGCGCTCTACTTGGCCGCCTTCGAGAGCCGCAGCTTGTCCAAGGCGCTGCTCATTGACGCCATCATGCCGACGGACTCGCTCATTCGGGCGGCGATCAACACCCAGCCGCTGCAGGTGGCAGGCATCGACGGCGGCACCCTGCTCAAGCCCTTCCTCAAGGGCTGGACGCGAAACGAGTCGACCCGGGTCACCAACGCCATACGGCTCGGCGTGGTGCAGGGCCAGACGAATGCGCAGATCACCCAAGCTATACGCGGCACGGCCGCACAGAACTTCACCGATGGCGTGCTGGCGGTCAGTAACCGCAACGCCAGGTCGGTTGTGCACACCGCCGTGCAGCACGTGTCCGCGACGGCACGCATGGAGACGCTCGCCGCTAACGCCGAACTCGTTCCGGGCTACCGCATCGTGGCCACCCTCGACCGGAAGACCAGCCAGCAGTGCAAGAGCCTGGACGGGCGTGAGTTCGAGATAGGGAAGGGGCCGGTGCCGCCGTTCCACATCAACTGCCGCACGACCATCACGCCCATCACCAAGCTGTCAGCAGCGTTCGCGAAGGGCGCCACGCGCGCGTCTGTGGGCGCATCTGGGGGCGCGCAGGTCTCCGCCAGCCTCAGCTACTACCAGTGGCTGAAAACGCAGCCACCGGCGTTCCAGGACGCTGCGCTGGGACCGGTGCGCGCAAAGCTGTTCCGCGATGGCGGGCTTACTGCGGAGCGGTTCGCCTCGCTGCAGTTGGACAAGAACTTCAAGCCACTGACGCTCGATCAGCTCAAGGAGCTGGAGCCGTTGGCGTTCGAGAGGGCCGGTCTTAACTGACCCGCGCCACAAAACAACTAGCCACGATTTCGTGGCGCGAACTACGGCCTCGCATTGCGGGGCCTTTTTCTGCCCGCCAGGCGGGCCTACTCAGTCCCCAGGGGATAGCCACATGCCTTTTGACTTCGACCCGGCCGCCCACGGCCTGACCCTCGACGAAACCCAAACTGCCGCGCTGAAGGCAGCGCTCGGCGGCGAGGTACAGAAATTCCTGGACGGGGAGGTCTCGGGCCTCAAGTCCAAGAATCGGGAGTTGATCGACTCCAATAAGACCATCAAGACCGAACTGGACGGCCTCAAGGGCAAGTTCGAAGGCCTGGACATCGAAGCCGTCAAAGGCCTGCTGGCCAAGGCCGGCCAAGACGAAGAAACCAAGCTGATTGCCGAGGGCAAGCTGGACGAGGTCATCAGCCGCCGCACTGAGCGCCTGCGCACCGATCTGGACAAGCAGGTCAAGGCTGCCAACGAGCGTGCCGACAAGGCCGAGGCCTTTGCTGCCAAGTACAGCGACAAGGTACTGGCTGACTCCATCCGCGCTGCCGCCATCAAGGCTGGCGCGCTGCCCGAGGCTGCCGAGGACATCATCCTCCGCGCCCGCGGCACCTTCAAATTGAGCGAAGACGGCGAGCCCGTTGCCACCGACCGTGCCGGCGAAGTCGTGTACGGGAAGGACGGCAAGACCCCGCTGTCTCCCCTCGAATGGGCGGAATCGCTGCGCGAAACCGCTACCCACCTGTGGCCAAGGGCTCAGGGTGCCGGACAGACCGGCGACAACGGTGGCAAGGCCACGAAGAAATGGGGCGAGTACACCGAAGCCGAGCGCGCCGCGCTGGCCAGGGACAACCCCGATGCGTTCAAAAAACTCCAAGCCACCCAAGGAACCTAATCCATGGCCACGACCCAGCTGTCGGACATCTTCGTCCGCGATTACTACGGCGCGCTGGCGCCGGTGAACACCCCCGAAAAAACCGCCGTCTTCGAATCGGGCATCGTGACCCGCTCGCCGACGCTGGACAACATCGCCAACAACGGCCAAGGCACCTCCGAGATCAGCTACTGGCAGGACCTCGATGCCGACGAGGCGCCGAACATCTCGAACGACAACCCGGATGACCTGGGCGAGGTCGGCAAGGCCGAGCAAGGCAGCATGCGCGCGCGCACGCTGTACCTCAACAAGGGCTACGGTGTCGCTGACCTCACGGCCGAACTGGCCAATAGCGAGCCGATGCAGCACATCCGCAACCGCTTCGGCACGTACTGGACCCGTCAGTGGCAGCGCTACCTGCTCGGTGCTGCACGAGGCATCATCGCCTCGAACATCGCCAACAACGGTGGTGACATGGTCAAGGACGCTGGTGCCAGCATCAGCGCCTCCGCGTTCCAGGATGCAGCCTTCACCGCAGGCGACGCGGCCGATATGTTCGGCGCGATCGGCGTGCACTCGGTCGTCATGAACCAGATGGTCAAGCAGGACCTGATCGAGTACCTGCGCGACTCCACTGGCAAGATCATCCTGGCTACATACCTCGGCAAGCCGGTATTCATGGACGACAGCCTGACCTACGCGTCCGGCCAGTTCCTGTCGGTCTTCTTCGGTCAAGGCGCATTCGGCTACGGCGAAGGCACCCCTCACACCCCCGTCGAGATGCAACGCAAGCCTGACGGCGGTAACGGTGGTGGCGCCGAGGTTCTGTGGGAGCGCAAGACCTTCATCCTGCAGCCTGCCGGTTTCAGCTGGAAGGGCAGCAACAACCTGAACCTGAGCCCGAATGCCACCCAGTACGCCAGCGCCGCGAACTGGGAGCGAGTATTCGACCGCAAGCAGGTACCGTTCGCAGCAGTCATCAGCGGCACTGCCACCCCTTGACCCGCCAAGCGGGGCGCTGACCTAGCGCCCTGCGCAGGAGACCACCATGAAAGTCATCTACACCGACAAGCCCGGCCGTGAGCGCGGCGTTTGTTACCGACTCCTAAGCCAGTTCTTCGGAGTCATCGACGGAGCAACTCAGGTTGTTATCGAGGGTGACGCACCCGAGATCGTCGAGGCCTACGAGGCGGCCGGCATCAAGGTTGGCGAGCAATCCGGGGGCGACCAGTCTGAAACCGACCCGCACAAGATGAACGCCGCCGAACTGAAGGAGTGGCTCACCTCCAAGGGTATCGAGTTCGACGCCAGCGCGAAGAAGCCCGACCTGCAAGCCCTGATCCCGCAGGAGTAAGCGATGACCGACTTCATCACCGTTGCTGACGTCGATGCAAAGCTCGGCCAGGGCTGGGCAGGTGCCGGTGATGCGGTCCTTGCCGTGGCCATGGCCAACGCCTGGCTCACGGCCAAGATCAAGCGCGCGGTGCCTGAGGTGGTGCCGGACGCCATCAAGTCCGCCGGTGCGCAGGTGGCCAAGCTGGCCGCAGCAGGCAAGCTCTACAAAGACACCCAGCGCGAAGTGCAGAGCAAGACTGTGTCGGCCCAAGCTGGCACCTCGACCAGCAAGACCTACGTTGCGGGGTCTGTTGATCGCTCGACCGGTGAGAACTTCGCCCTCGACCTCATCGCGCCCTGGACCCGCCGCGCCGGCACCGTGATGCTCAAGAGGATCTGACCCATGGGCATGCGCGAAGAACTGCAGGCCGATTTGGCGGAAGCGTTCGATGATCCAGACGGCCTTGCCGACGCGGTGAAGCCCGTTGCCGGCAGTCGCACGGTCAAGGGCGGATATGACCCCGAGATCGGCGGCACCGTACCGGCCTCGACCATCCATTACATCGGGCGCGGCGTGTTCGGCAGCTACCTGGCCAAGGAGATCGACGGCTCACGTATCCAGACCCAGGATGTGAAGCTCCTGGTGCTGCAGAACGAATTGTTCGAAGGGCAAGCCGATGCCGTGACAGCCACCCCGGCCGTACCGAAGATCGGTGACCTGATCAGCGGGTTTCGGGCGCTCAACGTCTCCGAAGACCCAGCCAAGGCTACCTGGACCGTCCAACTGAGGAAGTGACATGCCCCGCGGATCACACATGACCCAGCGCTATGGCGGGCTTGAGGGTGGGTTCGCCGAGAGCATCCGCGCTTTCGCCGAGCAGGCCCAGGAAGCGCTGGACGCCACCTTCCGCGAGATCGTGATCGAGATTGGCAGCAGCGTAATCCGCATGTCTCCGGTGGGTAACCCGGAGATCTGGGCGGCCAACCTGGCGCACCGAGAAGCCCGCAATGCCGAGGCTGACCGCTATGACGCCAAGGTCGCAGCGCGCAATGAGGCCATCAACCAGAATCCGAGCAACTTCACCAACTCGGGCAAACTCAGGCGGGGCGTGCGTTACGCCAAGCCGCTTACCAAGACCGAGCGTGACCAGAACTTTTACGTCAATGGTCTGGTATCCGGCCAGGGCTACGTCGGTGGCCGCTTCCGGGGTAACTGGCAGTTCTCCATCGACTCGCCTGCTACTGAAGAGCTTGACCGTATCGACCCATCCGGCAGCGAGACGATTGCTGCGCTGCTGAGCCAGGTGCAGGCGCTGACCATCGGCCAGACGGCCTACATCGTGAACAATCTGGCCTACGCGGTTCCGCTGGAATACGGGCATTCAACCCAGGCCCCGGCCGGCATGGTCAGGGTCACCCTGGCTAACTTCCAGCGCATTGTCGACGAGGCCATCAGGAATAACAGCATATGAGCCATGCGCGAGCCCGTCAGGCCATCGAGATCAATCTGATGGCCTGGGCGATGGCGCGCCCGATTCGGGTCGCCAACTTCGAAGAGGGATTCGAGGCCGGGTCCGGCGAGACCTACCTTCGAGCCTACTTACTGCCGGCCAGCACCACCTGCCGATACCTGGGCGGCGACGCCTACGAATACACCGGCGTCTACCAGATCAGCATCGTTTGCCCGGCAGGCCAGCCCCTGGGCGTTGCCGAATCACTGGTCGACGAGCTGAGCAGCCTGTTCCGGGTTGATACAGAGCTAAGCCGCAGCGGCTTCGAAGGCCTGCTCACCGAGCCACTGGAGCAGGGCCCAACCATTACCGAGTCGGCGACCTATACGGTCCCGACCAGCTTCACCTACCGCGGCGTCGCGGACCAATCGCCCGTAGGGGCATAACCATCCGCCACCTGGCGAAACTTCAAGAGGAAATACCCATGGCCGCACGCTTCCCGCTGCCGAACGGCTCTGTGCTGGAAATCGCCAGCGTACTCGCCGCTGCCGTTGCCTTCACCGCTCTGACCAACGCTGCACCTCCAGTCGCCACCGCCGCAGGGCATAACATCAAGAACGGCGACGTCCTGGTCGTCAGTTCTGGCTGGTCGCTTATCAACGACCGCGCGGTCCGCGCTGCCAGTGTTGCCGCTGACAAATTCTCAATGGCTGGCCTGAATACCACCAACGCCGACAAGTACACCGCCGGCGCAGGTGTCGGGTCTGTGATCCCTGTGACCAACTGGGCTCAGATCTCGAAGGTGACCGCCTTCACCTCTTCCGGCGGCGAGCAGCAGTACCTCACCGTCGGGTACCTGGAGGACGATGACGATCGCCAGTTCCCCACCAACCGCAACCCCATCACCTTGTCGATCACTGTCGAAGATCAGCCAGCCGCTGCCTACGTGGGCCTGGTTGAAGCCTACGGCGATAGCAAAGAGCTGACGGTCGTCCGCCTCAAGCTGCCCAACGGCGACCAGATCCTCTATCCGGGCTACGTGAGCATCACCACAACCCCGACCATGGAGCGCAACAACCTGATGACCCGAACCATCAGCATCGCGCTCTCGGGTCGTCCGGTTCGCTACCTGGCTGCTGCCTAAGGAAACCTCATGGCGAAGATCAAAATCGCGCAGAACCCGACGTTTACCGCCGAGGTGCAGGTGCCTCGAATCGGTGGAGAGTCGGTGCCGGTGGAGTTCGAGTTCCGCTATATGGACCGCGTGACGCTGGCCGGCATGTTTGATCGCTGGAACAAGGCGCGCGACGCCTGGGCCGAGAAGGCCAAGGCCGACAACGCCACTTGGGAAGAAGTGACCGCCGGCGAGATTGCCCTGCAGGCTGAGCAGCTGGGCGAAATCGTCACCGGGTGGGACCTGGAGGACAAGTTCAGCCAGAAAGCGATCCTTGAGCTGGTGCGTACCTGTACGGGGGCGCCAAAGGCCGTCATCGACGCCTTCCAAGCTGCCTACAGCCCGGCCCGCTTGGGAAACTGAGGGCGGCCGCCCGGGCGTGCTATGAGCAGGGCCCCTCTGCCGAGCAGTTGGCGGCTCTAGGCCTGACCTTGGCAGACATTGCAGAAGATGAGGTAGAGGTTTGGCCAGATGCCTGGTCTGCCTTCCGCCTGTTCGACGCAATGGGCACGCAATGGCGGGTAGGCCCTGGCGGCCCGTCCGGGCTGGATTACACGGCCATCCCCACCACGGCCTCAATGCTGGGCATCAAGCGCCGCGACCTTCCCGATATTTTTCCCGATCTCCGCGTGATGGAAGTCGAGGCCCTGGCCGTCATGGCCGAATCCATGGAGTAGATCATGACCACCATTGCCTCCCTCGGTCTTCAGATCGATTCCGGTGATGCTGTTGAGGCCAAGGATAACCTCGACCAGCTGACGGACGCCGGCAAGCGCAGCGAAGAGTCGGCTGGGCGAACCGGACGCGCGTGGGAGACTGCGCTGGGCAGCCTGCAGGGTGACACCCGGCAGATCGTGCAGGAACTGCAGTCGCTCAACGCTAAACAGGCCGAACTCGCGCAACAGATGGCCACTGTGGGCCGCGCCGTTACCAGCGCATCCACGGCATTCAGCAGCGCTGCAGCGAACATGGGCTCTTTCCGGGCTGAGGCCGCGCAAGCCGGGCAAGTCCAGCAGGCGCTGACTACTGCCACAGATGCCGGTGCCCAGGCTGGGCGTCGTGCTGCCGAGTCCGCTGACGAGCAACAGGCCAGGATTCTGGCCGTGGCCAAGGCCTCTTTGGAGGCGAGCCAGTATGTTCAGACGCTCAATCGGGCCACTGAACAGAGCGTGGAGGTCACCGCCCAGGCAAACGCCGTGCTCTCAGATAGCGCCAGCCGTCAGGCGGCCATCAACAGTCGAGCTCAGGCCCTTATCGCAACCGAAGAGCGTCAGGCTGAGGCGGCGAGGAGGGTAGCCGGCGCGCATCGGGAAGAAGGCCAGGCGCTGGAAGAGCTGCTGGGCAAGATCGACCCGACCGTCGCTGCGCTGGGCCGTCTGGACCAGATGGAACAGAGGCTGAAGAGCTTCCGTGCGAGCGGTGCACTGGATGCTGAAACCTTCGGCGAGTACCAGTCAAAGATCGACCAAGCGCGCACGGCTTTGGGAGGCGCAGATACAGCGCTGAACAAGACCGGAATGTCAGCCAAGGCAACCGCCGCCGCGCTTCGCGGGGTCCCAGCGCAGTTCACTGACATCGTCGTCTCCCTGCAAGGCGGTCAGGCGCCGCTCACCGTCTTGCTCCAGCAGGGCGGGCAGTTGAAAGACATGTTTGGTGGCGTCGGGCCGGCCATCAAGGCGCTCGGCGGCTATGTGCTTGGCTTGGTAAACCCATTCACTGTCGCCGCAGCTGCCGTTGGCGTACTGGGCTATGCCTACTATAAGGGCAGCGAAGAGGCGGTAGGCTTTCAGAAGGCGTTGATCACCACCGGCAACGCTGCGGGCACTACTGCTGACCGGTTGTCAGGAATGGCTGCTCAGGTATCGGCCACAGTGGGTACCACCGGCGCCGCCGCGGAAGTCCTGATCCAGTTAGCCGGTAGCGGGAAGGTAGCTGCCGGCAGCTTCGTCGAGATTACCGAGGCTGCGCTTGAATGGCGCGATGCTACAGGCCGCGCCGTGGAGGAGACCGTCGCCGAGTTCGTCAAGATCGGAAAGGACCCGGTCGCAGCGGCCAAGGACCTAAACGAGCAGTACAACTTCCTGACTGCCTCGACTTACTCGCAGATCGTTGCGTTGAAAGAGCAGGGCGACACCATCGGAGCCGCCAAACTGCTCACCGACACCTACGTCGATACCATCAAGAATCGCAGCAAGGAGGTCACTGAGAACCTTTCGATCTGGGAGCGCGGCTGGAAGGCGTTGCGTGGCGAGGTTGCTGCAACGGTTGATTCGGTCAGGAACATTGGCCGGGACCAGGATATCGCAAGCCGCATTGTCGACTTACAGCAGCAGGTGGCTGCAGCCCAGAGCGCTGTGAATGCCGACAAGGATGACAGCGATGCTCAGAAGAAGCTGACCAACGCGAATCTTGAGCTGAAGGGTCTGATTCAGCAGCGGGACACGCTAGCGGCGATCGCCAGCGCCCGCGCTCTGGACTCCCAGCAGCAACAGGCAGCTGTTGTCGCGATTGGCAAGATCGATGCTTTGGAGAAATCCGCCAGGACGAACGCCGAAAAGCGAGCCGATGCGCTGAAGGACTACAACAAGTCACTTGAAGCCATCCGCAAGGTCAATCCGAATGATGAGCGTCTGAAGCCTGAGAACATCGCCCGGGTGCAGGGCGACATCGCCAAGCAATTCAAGGATCCAGCTGGGCGAACAGGGTCGGTAGACCTCTCCGAGTTCAACGAACAGAAGAATGCGCTGAGCGCCATCCTGGCTGAATACAAGAACCACCAGAAGGAGCTTGATGCAGCGCAGAAGGCCGGCCTGATCTCTCAGGAGTCGTACGCCGCCCAGCGCGCTGCGATCATCGAGCAGCAGAAGGCAGAGGTCACCAACGCCTACGAGGCTGAGATCAAAGCCTTGGAGGAGGCCAAAGGGCGTAGCAGCACCAGCGCGCAGCAGCGAATCCAGCTTGACCAGAAGATCGCCGATGCCCGCGCTGCTATGGTCAAGGCGCAGAAGGATGCCGATACCGAACTGTCGGTGCTTGCCACAAACGAGCAGGGTCGGCTCGCTAAGCAGGCTAGGGCAGTGCAGACCTACACCGACGCGCTCGGCCAGCAGGTCACAGCGCTGAGGCTGCAGGGACAGCGCTCCGCTGACGGGCTTGGCCTGGGTGACCGTCAACGCGGCTTGCAGGATCAGCAGTACGGAATCACTGATCGCGTCAACCAACAGCGCCTGGACCTGGCCAACCAGTACGGCGACGGCTCCCGCGGCATGAGCCTTGATGAGTACAGCCAGAAGCTGGCGGCCCTGAACAAAATCGAGAAGGACCTGCAAGAAACCACCATCGCCAACTACGACCAGATGACGGCCGCGCAGGGCGACTGGCGTAAGGGGGCGTCGTCTGCCTTCCAGAACTACCTGGAGCAGGCCCGGGATGTTGCCGGACAGACGCGATCCCTGTTCACCAACGCCTTCTCCAGCATGGAAGACGCGGTCGTCAACTTCGCCATGACCGGCAAGTTCTCGTTCGCAGACTTCACCAAGTCGATCCTGGCTGACATGGCGCGTATTGCCACTCAACAGGCAGCCTCGAGTTTGCTTTCGAGTATCACCGGAACTGCTCTGAGCGCCTGGTTTGGCGGTGGTGGGACGTCTTCTGCGGGTGGCTCTGCTGGTGGTGGTGGAGGCTTTGATTACGGGCTGGGTTCGGCATCCTCAGGCATGACATACGGTTCGACGTTCTCGGACGGCGGCTACACCGGTGCTGGCGGCAAGTATGACCCTGCCGGCATCGTGCACGCCGGTGAGTTCGTGCTGCGCCGCGAGGTTGTCAGCCAGCCTGGAATGCTCGATTACCTGTCAGCCCTCAATAGCCGCGGCTACGCAGACGGCGGCTTGGTATCACCCATGCCGGTTCCTCGTCAGGTATCTGGACGGTCTCAGTCAGGCGCGTCCATCAGCGTATCCGCCCCTGTGAGCCTGGTCATGGAGGACAGAAGCAGCGAGGGCATGCAGCTCGACCAAACGCTGCTCCAGCAGAACATGCAGAAGCAAATGCAGATGGCTGCCGAGAAAGCGGTCGCTGACTCATGGCGTCCAGGTGGCGTCAGCCATCGAAACACTACCGGGAGGCGCTGATGGCCATCGAGAAATTCGGCTGGCCAACCCAGCGTGGGGAAACCCCTGAGATCAGCTATCGCACCCGTGAATCCCGGTTTGGGGGCGGGTACCGGCAGGTGGTCGGTGACGGGCCCAACAACAAGGAAGACAGCTACCCCATCACCGTCACCGGCACGAAGGCCCAAGTACGCAAAATCATGGAGTTCTTCGACAAGCATGGCGGTGCCAAGGCTTTTCTTTGGACTACGCCACTCGGAGATTTGGGGCTATTCACCTGCAAAGACCCCAAGCCTACCCCGGTGGGCGGCGGTCGCTTCAAAGTGGTCGCGACCTTTGAGCGGGCTTTTCACCCATAAGGAAACAGCATGTCACTGATCAAGGACATCCAGACCCTTGAGCCTGGCAACGAGGTGCTGCTGTTCGAACTCGACGGTTCGGACTTCGGCGCCGACACCCTTCGCTTCCATGGCCACGCGATTCCTCATACCCCCGAGGAGTTGCGAGCAGCCGGCGCCAATGCCGATCAGCTGCAGGCCAAGTCAATCTGGTGGCAGGGCAACGAGTACAGTGCCTGGCCAGTGCAGATTGAAGGCATCGAGGCGAACTCCGATGGCACTGCGGTGCGGCCGACGTTCAGCGTGGGCAACGTCAATGGCCGGATCACCGCGCTGTGCTTGGCCTTCGACAACTTGCTCGAGTTCAAGCTGACCATACGGCACACCTTCGCCGATTACCTGGACGCTGCGAATTTCCCCGGCGGCAACCCCTCCGCAGATCCGGCAGAGGAGGCAATCGAAGTCTGGTACATCGACCAGAAAGTGTCCGAGAGCGGCACGACTGTAGCCTGGGAGCTTGCAAGCCCGGGCGATGTGGGTGGTGAGACGATTGGGCGCCAGATGACGCAGCTATGCCATTGGGCGATGACGGCGGGGTACCGGGGGCCAAACTGTGGCTACACCGGCCCCTACTACGACATGGACGGAAACCCTACGTCAGACCCAACTAAGGACCAGTGCAACGGCTGCCTGGACACCGGCTGCACCGTCCGGCATGGCCAGGGCAACGAACTTCCCTTCGGCGGTTTCCCTGCCGTCTCGCTGATCGCCCGGAGCTGACCATGCGAAAACATATTCTTACCGCCGTGCAAGCGCACGCAGCGGCTGAATACCCGCGCGAGTCTTGCGGGCTGCTGCTGCAGGTAGGCCGCAGGCAGGTGTATCACCCATGCACCAACGCGTCCCACGACCCGACTGAGGAATTCAGAATTGCACCCGAACAGTACGCCGAGGCCGAAGAACTGGGCGAGGTGATTGGAATCGTGCACTCACACCCGGACGCCACCAGCAGGCCGTCGCCGCGGGACTTGGCCATGTGCGAGGCCACGGGCCTGCCCTGGCACATTCTGTCTTGGCCGGAGGGTGACCTGCGCACGATCACGCCTACCGGCCATACACCGCTGCTTGGTCGTCCGTTCGTTCACGGTGCCTGGGACTGCTGGCAGGCCTGCGCCGATTGGTACAAGCGAGAATGGGGGCTGGAGTTTCCCGCCTACGCCCGGAAAGAGGGCTGGTGGGAGAATGCATACGGCCCAAGCCTATACGAGCAGGCCTATGAAGCTGCCGGCTTCCACCGGGTGAGCGAGCCGAAGCGTGGTGACTTGATCGTCATGGCGGTGGGGCGTACTGCCCATCCCAACCATGCGGGCATCTACCTGGGAGACAGTGCCCAACTGCCAGGCGAGGTAGCCCACGTGTTCGGACCGGGGCCATTCATGCTGCACCACCTGCTGGGGCGACCATCGGAAATCATTGTGTTCGGCGGGCCCTGGCTCGAACGGACGCGCTTGGTCTTGCGTCATCGTGCCGCCCGCACGGTCAAGTCTGTGTCTTTTGTGCTGGATCGAGACGCAGCGCTGGCAAAGCGCATTGGTTAGTCAGAGAACTCAAAAAAATAATCATGGGTCTTTGCGTCCATGATCAGTCGGCCTTTCTGCAAAAAGGACATCCCAAGGATGGCTTGATACTTGCGCCCAGTGGCCGCAAGTGATGGTGCGACGAAGGCACCTTCAAGAGATTTGACACCTCCGTTAGTTGCGATTCTAAAGTTGATGCGATAATGCATTACTTCGGCGAAGCCACTTATGCCAGAGGTTACAGTCGATCCAGCAGGTATTAGCTCTAGGCGCTCGGCAAAACCGCTGTCAATTACTCGATGATCAGCTCCGGTGTCTATCAAAGCCAACGCTTTCGATATGGTGGGGACACCAAGTGTCGAGTGGTCTATCTCGATTTCGATTACCGGTTTGAGATCCAGTTCTAGTGGCAGCTCTGAAAGTGAGCCGTCATCATTCAAAAATCTGACCCTTACAACGTTTTCTTCAATGACTGCTCTCGGTCGCACTTTCCACCCAGCTCCTTTGTTCAATCGGTCTACTGATTCCCATCCACCAGCAGATCTCGCAACGCTACTACGACCGCTTGCAAAAGGGTTACTGGCCGTTCATCCACCCTGGATGTCTGGCCAGCCAGGCTGCTACAGTCGTGGTTTTCAAGGAGGGATCACATGCGAGTTTTGATCGTGGCACTGGGGCTGGCTTTGCTGGCGGGGTGTGTCTCGCCAGCAGATCTTGAGAAAAACGAGCCAACGATCGCTGCCGCCACTCTCAAAGACCCTAAGACATACGCGCTTTGTGTTTTCCCAAAGTGGCAGAGAACCTATTCA